TAAAAGTGGTTATGACAGAAATGGTGGCGGTACAGCATTTGGTAGCATTGTAGACGATACTGTAAGTGGTACATTTCAAGGCAGTACAAATGTTATTATAGAAGCTGTTTATAATTCAGCAGGTATTGCACTAGAGCTAACTGTATCATCAGGCAGTAAGACATTTAACAACAGTGGTTTTACAAGTATTAGATTTTATCTTAATCAAAGTAATAACAACGGCACGCCAGATTTAACATTACTTAGAACAGGTGCTAGTTTTAGTGTTAATAATAGTATAGGCTCATGGTTTTGGACAGGTAGTTTTGCTGTTGCTGATTATTTTGGTACAAGCGCAGGCAACACTCACTTCTTTGAGATACTCTAATGACTTTAAAGTATACATATATAACCAGAGATGACATTCAGATAACAACACTTACTGCTACAGATGGTTGCTACGTAGAAGTGCCGTCAATACTCTACGAAGATAATACAGTAAATAAACAAAAATCTGATAAGCTTGCACAAACTATATATTACCAAAATACGTCAGTGCAGGAACAACTCGACAGAACAACAGCAATAGATGCAACTAAAGTTTGTGACACAACATATATTAACGGCAGTCCTACACGTACTGATTATGCAGTAAATACGGATGGCGGCAAACTCATAGTAGCAAAACTTAAGCAAGAGTTTTCTGGTGAGGTTGCTAGTTTTGATGACAATCCATTAAATCTAGTCGGCGAGTACACTGCACAGCGTCCACCATATAATATTAATAATAGTTTATCATTTTATAATTTCGATACGCCAACAGAAGAAATAAAAGAAACGTACAATGCAACATATCAAGAATACAAAATGTGGTATGGCTTAAAGTTTGATACAGTAACAAAAGATGCACTCGCAAAGTTTGTCATACCTGCAACCGAAATGGAACGAGTTGATGCGGAAACATATAACAAAGTAAATGACTTATTACCTGCCGTTAGCTATCAATTTTACGCACGTATACATAATAAAATAGGTGAAATAAATGAGAATGTAGATGTTTACTTTCAAGCAGACCCAAATGTCATGGAAGTTTGGTGTAGTGTAAATGGTCATACATTTCCGTATGATATCAATGACGCAACAATAAACCCAATGTTGTTTGTTTGGGGTTGCGTTTATAATACAACGTCAGAGGCAATTACACACGTCAAAGCATATGCACGTAACACTGCGCTAGAAAGTTAACATCATGGAAAATACAGCAAACGTAGATGTTAAGACATTATTAACTTTTTGTGCATTATTAGTTACGTTTGTTGGCGGTGTTATTGCCAGGGATAGACAGGTGTCAGCGAAAATAAGCAATGACAACTCTAAAACGCATAGTCGTATAGATGACTTAAAAGATGACATGAATGAAAACTTTGCAAGGAAAGATGATGTACGTGAATCTGTTAAAAGAGTGGAGCGCAGTATTGAAAGCCTGGGCGTTGAAATGCGGCAAAACCATAAAGACCTCACTGCACTCATTATTAAAAATGAAAACTAAACATTACATAAAAGTCGATTGGGATAGTGACCGATGGCCTAACTTTAGTGCCAAAGAACTATCATGCAGACATTGCGGTCAATACTATCATGACCCAGAGTTTTTAGATAAGTTGCAATGGGTACGCACAAAGATAGAAAAGCCGTTGCACATTAATTCTGCACATAGATGTTTTAGGCATAATTTAGCTGTAGGCGGTGTGCCAATGAGCCAGCATAGAAAACTTGCTGTAGATATATCCCTACGTAATCACAACAAAGAAGAATTAAATTTTATGTGTAAGTCTGCTGGCTTTACAGGCTTTGGTTATTACCAGACGTTTTTACACATAGATACAGGCCGCCGCCGTCATTGGTTTGGCGGTGATAAGTCATTGGAGTTTTGGTCAGATGATTGATATTTTATCCCCCATCCTGTCAACAGGCGTTGGTATCTTTGGCGCGTTCTTGCAGCGTAAGCATGAGCGCAATATGTTTAAACATGAAACAGAGCGTATGCGCGTGGAGTTTGAGCAAGAGTTAGCACTGACTGAAATGTCAATGAAGGCAAAACGTGAAGAAACAGAACAAGAGATTGCACTAACTGAAATTGCTGGCAACATATCTGCGTTTACTAACTCGCAAGATGCTGAAAACAATCTGAGCAAGATTAGATGGGGTAAGTCAATGTTAGGCGATATTGCAAACTTTATGCGCTCTATCACCAGGCCAGGCATAACTTGGTATTTAGTTTTAATGACAAGCATACGTACTAGCGAATACTACGCTATTACAGATAAACTAACGCAAGATGTAACTAACTTGAATGACCAGGTAGCATTAATTGGCACGGCGTTTGACCAGATGCTAGCAAATCCGTTTGACTTGGCATTAGTTAACATGACTGCAATGGTAGTTGGTTGGTGGTTTGGTAGCCGTGGTCAAAATACTAGCTATGAAGATGAGCATTACAAAAGAACTAGTTGATGAAAACATACACTAGCATTGAACGCGCCAGAAAAATTGCAGAAGTTTGGCCTAACAGCACATCACTTGCTGATGCTATGCGAAAGGCTGGTATTTGCACAAATACAGAACGCGCAATGCGACAACATAAAAGCAACACACAAAGTATTCTTGGTATAAAGTTAGAGCCACATAATCCTAAGTATAAAACAAATGACGTAGAGTGTCCGAGCAACTTAGATATAAAAGCTGCAAAGAAGTATAAATCATTTTTGATTACATCTGCAACAAATAACAGCACATTAAACCAAAAGTTTTTTGACACGCTAGAGTTGTTTAGTAAACATCACAAAAGTCAGTTGCTAATCATTCCCCTCAAATACAGACACAACACACTGATAGCAAAAAAAGATTATCAGTGGCCTGTTGCTATACATAACTATGCGTTACTTGATGACCTAATACTGAGCAAGTCATTCATGGTGTCTGGATTGCGCTTGACAGCTACTGCTATAGACCCGCTATCTGGTATGCAAGCTCACAGCGGTCAAAGGTCAGTTGTTTATGGCGCTACATCACTGCACCTGAGATTAGCGGCAACACCAGGCGATGAACTGCCCAAGATGCTACAAACTACAGGTAGCTGTACCAGTAAGACGTACACTCGAACAAAAGCTGGTGGTAAAGCTAAGTTTAACCATGTATTTGCCGCAACATACGTCAAGCTTGTTGGAGATAAGTTTTATCACACACAGATAATCTGGGATGGTAAAGGTTTTTATTTTTTAAACGAGTATTGGACACCTGAAGGATTGCAACCTGGTGAAAACTCTGCGGCAATAGTTAGAGGTGATGACCACGCGGCTATGCACGATAGAGTTATACTAAAAGCTAGAGCTAGGCTGTGCGATAGACTTAAACCAGAGATACACGTATTCCATGACGTGTTTGATGGCGTATCTATATCACACCACCACAAGCTACTTGATAAGATAAAAGTCTTTAATATGCGTATGAATAGTTTGGCCTGGGAGTTAAAGCATACTGCCGCACACATAGTCCAGACAGGCGGTAAAGAGAATTGGATAGTAGATAGTAATCACGACAGGCATATTGAGCGTTACTTAAATGAAGGCAGACACCTCAAAGAACCACACAATGCGGCGATAGGTTCAGAGTTACTTGCTGAGATAGCTTACAAAAATAAATCAGCATTAGAATGTGCCTTTCAAAAATACATACCAGGATGTTACAAGTTTATAAATGCAAACAAACGTGCCAATATAAAAGGAATAGACGTATCACAACATGGCGATAGAGGTGCTAATGGCTCAAGAGGCAGTATTAAAGGCTTTGCCAATGCTATGTATAAAACTGTTATAGGTCACAGTCATTCGCCTGGTATTAGTGGCGGTGCGTGGCAGACAGGCGTATCTACCTTAAAACAGCCTTACAAAGTTGGTTTATCTACATGGGCTTGTGCTGATGTAATAATAAATGCTAATGGCAAACGTTCAATGTATTTTTATATTAATGGTAAAAGCCTGGCTGATTACATCTAATGTTATACGTAAGAAATTCAAATGAAGGTAATGGCTATCAGCTTGTAGTAGCAGATGACAACGGACAGATAGCTTGCTATGATTTAGATATGAAAAGTTTTTTACATCTATTTAAATCAATGTGCAAATTGTTCTACACTGCTGATTAAGTAATTTCCCTTACACCTATGCCAAACCTTACAGCAAAAGCTTCTATAAGAGCCTGTAGCTCATTGTGTTCGTCTTTGGTCATACTTCTGGTAGACATACCAACAGGTATCTGCTCACGCCCATGCTCATCTGGCATAAATTTATTGCCGCGTAACATATGGCAAAAGTAATCTTTCCATTCCTCTGGGCTATACTTCTCACCTGACTTTAATCCTGTGTGATAACCCTCAAATTCATTCCATCGCATAGCAACAGATATAGTTGACAGCAACGCCCATAACCTAGAGTTTTGCGGTATGGTTCTAACATTCCTGGTATAACGCACATATGTACCAATAGGTGAAAGGTCGATAAGGCGTTTACACTCCACCTTATCTGCTTCACATTTTATCTGGACTGTATGCTGGCCCATTTAAAATGGTATCTCGTCGTTAAGCTCTACAGGCTTCGTCACAGGAGCATAACCGCCTCTGTCTGCACCAACACCACCAAAACTGCTCTCACGGCTATCCAGGAGCGTTATAACGCCCGTAAAGCCCTTTAAAACTATCTCAGTCATAGATTTTTCGTTGCCAGACAAATCTTGCCACTTTCTGGTCTGTATTTTGCCTTCAACATAAAGCTTGCTACCTTTGTTTACATAGCGCTCTACAATGCCTATCAAACCCTCTGAGAATACAGCTACTTTATGCCATTCAGTTTTAGATTGCATTTCACCTGTGTTGCGGTCTTTCCATTTGTCAGTCGTTGCCAGGCTAAAGTTTGCTACTTTGTTGCCATTGGCAAATGTTTTTACTTCTGGGTCGTTACCAACATTACCAATTAGTGTTGCTTTGTTAATCATGTTTTTTCCTTTTTTAGTTGATTAAGTTTTTCTACAAGCGCGTTTACTTCTTCGTTTGCGCTTTGTATCTCTGTTAATATTTCTGCTTGGATTTGCTTATCAGCTTGTACTCGGCAAACAGCAAGCTGTAAACCCTCTGGAAACCTTGGGTCGTAACCAGCAATGTCTACCCACTGCCTACCCGTCACAAGTAACTGATGTTGTAACTGAATCTGATACTCTTTAGCGTGTGCATCTTTTTCCAGGTAGCTTACCATTTTAGCCATACTTGCAGGGCATTTGATTTCTACTAAACCATCATCGCCTACCAAGCCATCTGGACTACAGGTAATATGCTCATGCTCTGGATGTATGACCATACCAACTTCTGTAACTATTACATCTTTCTCAAAGGCATAAAAGTCACGTGCTTCTGGTTCTAAATCGTTCCCTCTCTGCATCGCCGCATTGCTGTAAGTTTCCTCAATCTCGGATGTCATGCGCTCTAAAGCCAATTTCACAATCATGTTTTTGCGTGATGTACTATAGCCAGATTTTGTCTTAGCAAGTATGTCTTTAACGCGAGATGCAGTAAAGTTACCACACCTCGCACTAAACCACTCTGGGCTACCTTGCTGTACGTCTACGATTTTCACGCTTCTGCTTTCTCAACAGCAATCAATATAGATTTTTGTTCTGTCCAGGCTTTTCGTAACTTAGCTTTTGCATTGGTAGGTAACTCAGCATTTCTAATTTCCTTAGCAACAGCCTCAAGGGAATCATTATCCATAGATTCTGATATCTTTATAAGCATAGGCTCTAGGTCAACAACAATTTTTTCTGCTTTTGCATCATGTGACTTATTTCCATCATCATCTTCAACTGGGATATTTAGCATTGCTGATATTGCATTTCTACGGCAATAAGTGAATGTACTCATTAGCACATGAATATCTTTATTTTTCAATGGTGCTGGTGTTACTAATTCATAATATTCGCCAGACGTATGATTTAATCGTGTAGTAACTTTAATCATTTGGTTGTCTGTTATTTCACTTAATTCTTGCATAATGCTTAAATTATTATCACTTAATGGTTTATTAGCCGCATTAATAATTGAGCTAAGTGTTGCATATGTTGATTTATAATGTGGGTTTTTACCATCTTTCTTTGCGCCAGTAATAGCATTACTAGCGGCTGTAACAGCTGGTGCTATGTTTTTTGTTGATTCTGAGTATTTCATAATTTTTTCCTTTATTAATGTGTATATTTTACGGATTTATTTTACGTTGTCAATTTATTTTTCTCTATATATTTTTCATAAACGCTTTTACCCTCCTCTTTTGTTATTTTATCATTCAAGTATCCTGCATATAATTCTTTAATACCTAGGCAGGCAACAATACTCGCCGCATATGCATAATTATTTTTCTTCTGTGGTGCATCGTTATAATAGCCTCTGATAGCATTAGCTAACGTGTTAGGGTCGTATTCACTACATAGCTGTACAAATCTAGCATATGCTCTTTTTTTACCACCTTGCCTGGATTTAACTAGCTTGCTATTAATCTCACTCCAAACCTGTTCAAAAAGCTCTTTATGTTTACTTGTTTGTTCAACTTGTATGTTAGTATGCATCTCCTGCACTAGGGGGGGTGCATCTCCTGCATGAGGGTCATGCACGACGTGCATAGGGTAACAAGCAGTATATTCATTGCTATCGTGTCCACCATTATGGCTTTTCTTCTTTGTTATTACAACAAATCCAGCCTTCTCTGCCTTGTGTAAATGTGTAAATACACTTCTCAAGCTCATGCCACTACTCTTTGCTATTTTCTTTGCACCTGGAAAGCATTGTTCGTTCTTTGCATTCATATAAGTACGCAGCGTCAACAACACTAATCTAGTCATTGGTTCCAAATTGCTTTTTGTAATGGCATCTTCCCATCCCCAAATCCCTTTTTTCATTTTCGACTCCTGTAATCTTGGTTTGGATTATCTATAAACATTCTTGATAGCTCACAATATAAATTGACTTCACCTATGTTTCCATGTCTGTTTTTTGTTACAATCATTTCAAGTTTGTTTTGCCCTTCGATTAATCTTGCTGTTAGGTCATTGTCATCACCTCTGGCGTTTCTGGCTTCGCGTTCGGCATAGTAGTAATCTCTGTAAATGCCTATAACGCAACTTGCATCTTGTTCTATGTGACCAGATTCTCTGAGGTCACTAAGCTGTGGCCTCTTATCATCCCTTTGCTCTACTGCTCTGGATAGTTGGCATAATGCTAGTACAGGTACTTCATATTGCTTTGCTATGGATATCAGCGCGTTACTAACTTCTGTAACCTTTTCGTAGTTTGATTGTCCTGGCCGCGTTCCAGCAACGTGTCCTATGTGGTCAATAATAAGTAACTTTAAATCACTACCACCTGCACGTAATGAGCGTATGGCTCTGTTAGTCACTAGCTTGATGTTGTTAAGGTTTAATCCAACACCTTCCTCCCACTCAATAGGTAGTTTAGCAAATGTATCTGCGGCTCTCTTTATCTTATCTCTTGATTTGTTTTCGCGCCATGCGTGTCGCAATTGACTATAAATTGGGAAATTCTGTGGCCCATATGTAGTAGCGCCTATGCTACTTATAATTCTTTCACTTTGGCCGCTGTTGGTCATTTCAAGCGATAAAAACACTACACCTTTTCTCTGCAAAGCTACATTTTTTGCAATATTTAAGGCTACTGCTGACTTACCCATTGATGGCCT